CTGTAAATGGATAATAGATTTCAGTGGAATTATTGCTGCTTGAGTTATATACCGAAACCTTTAGTGTTTTTATGTCAATATTTTTATCATCGATAATATATTGATTATTTGATTGACGATCATTAATTTGTATTCTCTTTGTTTCAATATATCCCTGATATAGTTTAACCGGCTCTCTAGTTGAATAAATGCTAGAAAGAGCGCTCTGCTTATACAATATTATATCATCTAAATTAGTAAATTCATAATTAGAAGCTTCTCCACCATTTCCACTGAATGAAGAGCCACGCTCAATAATAAGTTCATCATTTGTGATGTCTACGAGCGATGATGTTGTATTAGCATCTATGCTCACTGTTGCAGTTGAAGAGGTATAACTGTTTGGAGTATAGCCAATCAGTTTGGCTGCAGACACGACATTTGCTCTGATTTGTGCGGTATCAATAAAGCTCTCGTTGACTGCCATGTGAGCTAACACTGCGTTATAATGAGTGTTGTGCGCTAAGACATCAAACATTGTATTTAATCCAGAACCAGAATAGTCCCAATCTTTGAATGGGCTGTCCTGCGCTTTAAAATATTCAATAAGATTTTCTTTGATTTGATCAAAGTCTAAATCTGTTACTGACACTGATTGAGATGGGACTGGCATAGGTTAACGTATTCTTGTTAGATAAAAGACTAATTCTGCGTCTGTTCTATTTATTACGGTAAATCTTATTGTCACGCGATACGCATTTACGTCAATGTCATCAACTACATTAACAGTTACATCTTCTACTCGAGTTTCGTATTTTTCTATAAGATCTGCGATTCTTTCTTGTATCTCGTAGGCAGTAAAAGCATTTCCATTTTCAAAAAGTAGCGCGCTAATATTTCCTCCTAAATCTGGTTGAAATGGACGCTCGTAATAATTTGTTAGCACTAGATTTTTGATGCTATTTTTGACAGCATCAATGTCATTGATCGGCAATACGTCTTTATAGACTGGATGAATGCCAAATGCGAGGTCTAAATCACTATAGATACTATTACGGGATACTACTATAGACTTGGATTCGTTATAGTCAGATTGTGCCCGCATTAATATATTTATACTAAACGTTGGCAGAAACTGGTCCAGAGCTTGGGGCGCTGCCAAATTGAGACTGTGCTAACGTGTATTGTTTGCCTTCTTTTGTGCCTTCAGTGACTAAGAAAACGCCAACCTTATCCATATTTTTATAGACTTCTGGAGTCGATGTGAATATGTCAACTTTGTTGTATGTAAGTTTTGCATTGCCAGTATCAGTGACTGTATAGAGACCTTGAACATTTTTGCCCGTCGGATTGTATGGAGTGCCATCAGGATTTTTAAGAGCAAGTACGCTACCACCTTTGAAACGAGTACTCGCACAAGTAAAGTCACTCTGCAGTTTGCCGTATGCTCCGTTAAATGCATCGCTATAGTTTAGAGTTCCTGTCTTGATGCCACGAGCATTGAGTTTTCTTTCTTGAGCTTCAAGATCTTTGCCTTGACTGCGCCAGTATGCTGTTATTTCAGGTGGTCGTTGCTCTGGCTTGATATCAAAGTATGTCGTATAGTCTTTGTCCGGACCGCTATAGACAGTCACACCAGTAGATATTTGTCCACCGGTAACAGGCATACTACGCTGTTGATAAGCTTGAATGGTTTCTGTATTTTTCTCAAGCTGACCGCTTGCTGTAGCTGCGCGCTTTCTAAATTCTGCAATAGTTTCTGGACTCCATTCTGGGTGACGAGCAATCTCTGCTTCTACGTCAGCGCTCATCGCTGCACCTACTCCACTAATGCCAGCAGTTTTTGCAATAGCATCATGATGTTTATGAGCAATTTCATTTATTGCAGTAATCATAGAAATATACTCACCCACTCCGCTTGGATTATTTTTTGACAGCCAATCAATTTTCGTAGAGTCCTTTGCTAGACCATCGCGCAGCTGAAAGAGAAAGTTATCATAGTTACCTTTTCTATCACTGTCAAATGATATTTGAGGCGGCGTAAATTTTACAACTGGCTTTGCGGTTTTAGTTGGATCTGCAGTAATTTTTCCAAGAGAATCGCATATTGCGTTGCCCTTAGCTAACAATCCATCAATATCAGCAAGAGGAAATTTTGCTTTTAGTTTAGCGATTTCTGCTGGTACGCCTGACGCTTTAATTACAGCATCTATAAGACCCTGAGGGTTTTCTTTTATTTTTGTTATGGTATCTGAAACCTTTTGAACTTGATCTAATAAACCAGTAACAGTTTTTACCATGTTTAAGACTCCGAATCCATCAGCATATTCCATAGCCTTTGATATGGCCTGATTTTTTAATGATTCCATTAGTCGGTCTGGCAATGACTTTGCACAATCAGCCAATGATTTTAGTTTTCCTATTGCTTCTACCTGACCAAGATCTAATGAGTTTAACAATGAATCACTGATAAACTCTGATTTTGAAGTTTCGGAATCTAGAGCTTTTTGTTTTTTTTCTCTGTCTTTTATTTCAGCGTCTCCTGAAGGACCTATAATCATCGTTGCAGTCGTAGAACCGCTGTGATTTCGGTCAGTTATTTCAGCTAAAATTTTATATGATCCTTCTAATATTGGAGGATCTAGTTTGCCGTCATAGGTAACTCGGCATGCTAAATTTGGTGGATCGGTAGTTACGCTTACTCGTTCATACTTTCCATTTGCAGATTTCGTTAGATTGCCTAGCGTTATTGCAGCAGGTTTCTTAGCTATTATAATCGCTTTCGTTGTATCATACAGCGGTGCTCCCCCATTTTTTAGTTCAGTAATCGTATTTCCAAGAAAGTCTGTTCCAGGACCAATTATAAATGGAGTTGGATTTATTCCAGAAGCAATCGTTGCATATTTTTTAGCCGGGTTATATTCAATTATATCATCATTTGGCTCTGGAATATATGAATTTTCTTGAGATATATCACTCGGTTTCGTTTTAAAGTGATCGCTGCTAAAAAATCCTCGATAGATTGTGTTTCCTACGGTTTTACTAGCTTTTATCACAATATCACATCTGCCAATTTCAGTCGGAGGTTTAGATTCTGCGCTATAGCCATCAAAATACGATATGTCACTATTCACGCCGGTCAACATATGCTTCATATACGGATTTTCATCCATATCTACATAGACATCGTCGATGGACCAGGCTGAATTATTATTGGTAAATGATATTGAGTTTATGCTAGCAACGCTATTATAGTCTGCAAATGAAAGAGCTACTTCATACGTTAGAAGACTGCTGTCATACGCTAAACTTGAACTAGCATTTGTAGCAATCAATACAGTTGTGCCTATACCGGGCACAAACTTTACTATAACATAATTCCAAACTGAAGGAGTTAAGCGCTTTCCGCTGGTACCAACCGTAGGAGGTGTTGATGCAGCGTTATAAAATCCACTAATTCCTCCGTATGCGGTTGCAACAGTCGATCCCTTTATCGTATAATTTTGCGTTGCATTTTTTATAGCAAAATCGAGTGTTGCAGTTGTCGATGTCGTATACGCTTTGAATGAAAAACGTACAGGATCGTTGCTCGTAGACGCAGTAAAACCAGCACTAATAGTGGCATTAGTGCTAGCTGAGCTGACCATCTTATCAGTGCTGTATGTCCATGTAGACCCAGCTCCAGTCCATTTAGATAGATCTCCGGTACCAAGTGGAGGAGCAGAAAACGTATCGGTAAATCGATTGATATCTGGATCTGGCTCTCCAGTTCCAGTCACATAAAAAGCATTGTCAGCACCCAGATTAGTGCCTTGTTCCTCACCAGTATACTCTAAATTTAGGTTACTGCTATTTAATGTAAAATAAAGATATTTGTAAGTAGGCATATTTTATCCTGGCATTGGTCGACTAGTAGGAGCAGGTTTGCTTGGATCAGCATCTCCAAGATGTTTGTGTTTAGTCAATGATATTGATCCTTTGTTTGATCGTACATCAGCCATAGACGTAATATTATTTGTAGCGTCTATGATGCCATCGACTTTAACATTTCCAGTAAAATCTGTAAGTGGTGTATTAACTACGACATGCGGCGCAAATAGCTCAGTGTCTCCGAATGAATAAGTCTCTAATGTAGTACTTGCTCGCAGCGAAATACTTTGCCCAGTAATTTTTGCCCGATTAGATGCAGTATGATCAATTTTTTTCGAATCGATCTTAGACTCTTCAGTGACAATCATAATGTTAGAACCCGTGACAGTGACTTCATTATCACCACCATGAACTTTATGACTAGCATTACCTGCAGAAACTGTGACATCGAGTCCGTTTCCGATTACACACTTTTTGTTGCCAACTATGTTTTGAGCATAGTCACCGCTGGTTTCATTTAGTTGATTAGCACCGACCTTCAAGTTATATGCTCCAGCAACAGTCGTGTTCATGTCTCCGTTGACTTGCAAATCATAGTTGCCGTTTACTGTCATTCTGCATGTTCCGTTGACGGTAATATTTGCAGATCCACTAATTGTTACGTTTCCGCTGCCATGAACGATGGTATATGAATCTCCATGAATTACTCCTTCAGCAGTACCGTCTGGCTTAATTGTTCGACTTGTACCAGACTTATGCTGCTCATGTATACGTTCATTGCCCAGTGTGTCATCCACTTCAAAGACGTGACCGGCTCGGGTTTGTTTAACATTATTATAAGGATATATCGATGCGTCTGTTGGCATCGGTGGGTTCCATGTATGTGAAGGTAATGTCATAATATAGAATAGCTATTTGTAATATATTTATGCAACTGCTGTAGGTGTTGCTCCAGCAGTTGTAGTAGGAGTTGCGGTAGCAGGCGTCGCTCCGTTAGCGGCTAATGTCGGAGCTGCACCAGTTGGTGATGCAGTAATAGTAATCGCGCTCTTTAATAACGAAAGACTTCTTACCTTTTCATAGACCCCGTTGCCTTCTCGAGCACCAGCCGCATTTGTGTTGCCTTCAATTGTATGAAATTTTCCACCTTCACTTCGACTTGTAGCGATACCGATATGACTAAAGTTAAAAACTACAAGATCACCCGGCAACACTTCGCGTGGATTATATCTTAACTGCGTGACTGAACGAGCTTTGCCTTCTGCCCATGCGTTATAGCCAAACGCCGATGCACTGTTTGGCAGCATATTATCTGGCAGCACACCTGCAGTCTTTACTACCCAAGAAGTAAATGCTGCACACCACGGTTGACGATCTCTGTAGCCACCAGGATAGCTTGTTGCTGTCCAATATTTTTCGATGCCAGCACCCTGGTTGTTAGAAGTTTCAACTACACCCAATTCGTTTTTGCCAATAGATATCAAACGATTTGCAACGTCACCACTGACTTGAATAGGAGCAGTTGGATTTTGCAACGACGATAAGTCTCCAGGTACTGCACTTGGAACTCCGTTCATCATCTGTGATCCAGTCATTGCTGCTCCATAGCCTGGTGCCATTCCAGCGGTAGCACTGCCTGCTCCTCCAGGAATACTTTGTGCACCTCCAGTATTGATAACTCCTGGAACAGAGCCCAATAAAACTGGATCTTGAAGATCTTCGTCTCTAAAAAAACCAAATACCCATGTGCCAACTTGCAGACCAGTAGCGCTAACACCAACACCACCTTGAGCCGCACTCGTTAGTGGCATGATTGGCATTGCCCATGGCAAGTCTTTGCTAGGTATCATTTGCAAGTCTTGACTATGATAGTCATAGCAACGTATCTGTACGCGACCTGCGTTGAGCGGATCATTTATATTTTCTACTACTGCTGTAAACCAATGAGAAATAGTCATAGTCTAATATGCTCCTTTAGGTAAATTATTTTTCACTACTTTAAGTTGCGAAGTATAGACACCGTCATTAAAATTATGAGATGCTACCGTTATTATATATTCACCAGACAACAGTGTGTCTTCGTCGGGTTCAGTTTCGTTTGCTTCTCGTCTTAGTGCCTTTGGTATCTTTAATTTTATCTTTGTGCCAGGATTTAAACGCAAATCTCCATAAACTACAACGTTATGACTAGACTCATTCATAAGAGCAAAAAACGATTTTGCAAAATTTATATTGTCTTGAACCGGTCCTGTCGTTGAGTTTGGCAAAGCGTTGTCTGCGCTTGCAGTATTGATTTGTATAAATGATTGACTCGCTTCATATGTATCATAGAGCGTCAAACCTTTAGCGTTGGTTCCGTTTATCTTATATTCAAAAGACGTAAAAGAATCTGTGGTTTTTTGATTGTCAATCGTAGTGTCTGGCTTGTTCCACTTGTATCCAGCTTTTTTATAATCTTGAAAGCTGTTATAGCCAGCAAGTCCTGCTTTTGCTTCGTTGCTTTTATTGTTATAGTTTGGAGTCGCTTTTGATTTTTTCTTTAAATCAAATTCTTTATTCGTATATGTTTTCATCGCATAATCTGTAATATAAGTCTTATTTGCATAAGCTCCCAGATTTGCCATTTTTAGCTTATCTAAACCGATAGTAGACTTCATGTCAAGTATTCTAGACAACTCTTCGTCATATGCTGCCTGAGTGCCTGGTTTGTTCTTAATAAGCTGTCGATATGTGTATGTAAATAGCGATGCTCCCGAAGATATTTCTTTCCATGATGCAAGAGTAACTTTACCAGTCGGTTCACTAATAGTAGAATACAAGAAAAATGGAGAGCCGCTGCCATCAAATGCACGTCGACGCAACCAGTCTAGAGCCTTTAATGGCGGTTGTATGGTAATGATTCCATCAAATTCAGACACACACCGACCACGTATACGCACTTCACGATAGAGTTCTGTTGAAAATATGTCTTGGATATTTTTTGCAACGTTTCCCTTTATAGACTTGCTTATCTTTTTTAAATTATTGATATATGCAAAATCTGATATTGCTACTACGCTAAAAAGTTGTACGCTTGGAAAGTCTAGAGTACGAGTATAATTTGGATATTCCTTTACGTAGAATTTTAATGAAATTTCATTTGTAGACGTTTTAGTGCTGCTTGCTTTTTCTCCTCGTTCATTCAAGCCGGTTGTTATAGTTTTAGATATTTTAACGTCAATAATTTCTTGACCGGATATGCTAAAATCAGAAAAAAAGTTTTTATCGTCTCTAAATCTACCATTAAATGTGAGTACCGGAGAATATAGTTCTTCAGTAATAGAAAATGATTCTAACAAATTTCTTATGTCTCGAGTTGCGCCACCCGAGTTTGTCATAACTAGACTTTTTATTTCAAATCCTCCTGGGGCAAATCCAGTTTTTGGAGTATTTCTTGTAGGAGTGTCAGTCGCCATACATTATGAATTTAGTATTTCATAATATTCATCAGAAAATTGACGAATATAGTCAGGTCTAATAACTTTAATTTTCTTTTTAGAATCATTCAAGTCTGTTTCATAACTTAAATTACTGATATAATCATGAAATATAGTATTTGGATTTGATAACACATCATAGCCTGATACAATTTTTGAATTTAAGGTATATGTACGAGCAGCGTCTTGATATGAATTCCATCTAAAAAAATTATTTGCTCCTCTTATTTTTTTATTGAGCACAAAAGAATCTTTTGCTTTTTGTTTTAACGCATTAATTTCAGTCTCTGATAGTTCTTCGTTATATTGAATAGATTCAACAAATTCAACACCAACTGTATCATATTGTGCAAGCGCATTAAACGTTTCATCTAGCCATTTACGTTTAGCGACAGCATTTCTTAAGCCCATTGTTTCTTCAGTATCATCTAGTGAAAGAATAACGCGAGCGCTATCATCCCAACTCATTTTAAAATCAACATTTATTGTTTTGTATTTTACAAATGATTCACGAAAAACAGAAGCTCCAGTAGTAGGATTTAAAATGTCATATACTACACACTGGTGCAAT